TACGGATACCTATGAAGTAGCGTTCAAAGAGACTTTTGTTGAAGACCTAGTCATTCAACAATTGGATAAAGAAGACGAGTCAGTGATTTATTCCGTAAAGCTTTTGGATGCTTTCCCGAAGACTGTCAATGGAACTGACTTAGGAAACGAGCAAGCGAATACTATTGCTAGACTGAGTGTAGAAATTCAATACACTGACTTTGACATATTATAATATTGGAGATACATAATGGCTTTACCAAGAATCAATGAGTCGATCAAATACACGACGAAGGTTCCTTCACTAAACAAGCAGGTGAGCTTTCGTCCGTTCCTCATGAAGGAAGAAAAGATTCTTTTGATCGCGATGGAATCTCAAGACGAGAAGATCATTCTGAACTCTATTATCGATACTCTGGATGCATGTATCGACGATGACATCAGCATTCGCAACCTGCCGGTCTTTGACATCGAGTACCTGTTTCTACAGGTCAGGGCTAAGTCAGTCGGTGAAACGTCAGACATTCGAATCAAGTGCAAGTCATGTGAAGAACTCAATGACATTACGGTCAACGTTGAGGACATCAAGATCACTGTACCTCGCAAGAAGACTACGATTCAAATCTCATCCGATATTCACCTTGAGATGAAGTTCCCTAGTATCCAACAGGTGATCAACTCAGACTTCTTCAACCAAGAGAAGTCATTGACTGAACGTAACTTAGAATCAATTCAAGTCTGTATCGATGCAGTAGTGGTCGGAGACGATCGTGTTGTATTTGCAGATGAACCTCGGGAAGAGATCGATAACTTTATCAACTCCTTGACCTCTGCACAGTTCAATGAGGTTAGGAAGTACGTCGATAGTATCCCACAACTCAAGCATAAGATTGACTTTGACTGTACATCATGTGAAACTAAGAACTCAATCATTTTACAAGGAACCTCTGATTTTTTTTGATAAGCCTCTCTCATGAATCGTTGGTGAACCTATACAACACCAACTTCCAGCTGATGCACCACTTTAAGTACTCGCTGACTGAAATCGAAAATATGTTACCTTGGGAGAGGGAGATCTATATCTCAATGTTGGTTACGCACCTTCAAGAAGAAGCAGAGAAGCAAAAGGCTAAGAACGCACGATGACAACACTGACGGATATCAACCAGACCCTCGTAGATCAGGGTGATACGCAAGAACGAACTGTAGAGGCCATTGAGTCTTTAGTAGGTCGTATTGCTGATCTTGTAAACTTTACCGGAAGAGGCCCCGACGATCAGCTTGATGAGTTAGAAAACCGCAGGGAAAAGGCGGCCGAAGAGCGAAAAGATAGAATGGCTGGTATGAAAAAAGTCGTTCAGACTGTACAGAAAAACTCGGGTCTACTTATGAAGCTTTTAGCAGGAGGAGCCTTAGTTGGAATACTGGCTGCTAGTAGTAAAGAGTTTAGAGAAGATATTGCAAATTTTGTAGTTGAAGTTCCTGGAAAAGTTATAGATGCAATTTTTGAAAATCCAGAGTTAATGGCTGGATTTACTGCTATTGGAGAAACGATTGGAAAGGGAATTACTGGAGCTGTAGATATAGGTCTAGACGCAATATTTTCAACTGGAAGATTTGGAAGAGAACGTAGACTCGAAGCCGCTCCTGAAGAAAGTAAAGCCGCTTTATCATCTGCTATTTTAAGTGATAGCGGATTAGACCAACAAACGATGGCTCAAGCTATTTTAGGACAAGGCGCATTTGAAGGTTTAGTTCCTAATCCAGATCCACAAACCCCAGTAGAATTAGATCAAAACAAAAAGTTTATTATTGATGTATTAAAGACCACCGGTGGTGAAGAAGGACAGGCACTACTCGATACTAGTGGAGCTCTTGGAGGATTAAATCCATTCACTAGCCAAAGTCAGCAAGCAGTTAGACTATTAGAATCAGCATCAAAAGCAGCTCCCGGAATGGGTGCTTTTGCTATGGGAGATCTTGAAAGCGTACAAAAGATAGCTGGGGGAGGTGGGGTCAGAGTATTAGCTCCTGTAGACACTGCTAGTTCTGGTCTTCAAACTTTTGAAGATTTTTTACAGTCTCAAAAAGGTAAACCCATTGGTTTTGAAAATGCTGCCCCTATTCCGTTAGTACTACCTGACACCCCTCTGCAGGGAGTAGAAAACTTTCTGCAGAATCAGAGAGATAAACCTATTGGTTTTGAAAACGCCGCTCCTATTCCGTTTTTAGGAAGATTCTTCGGGCAAAATAATGTAGAACCTGTACCCGGAAGTTCTGGAATGAACATTATGGAGGCGACCGAGAATCTAGGAGGCGCTCCTGGAGGTGGTGCCACTGTCATTCAACAAGACAACAGCACCAACAACTTCTTCAATGGTGGAGGAGGTGGCGGCGGTTCCACAGGTGGTGTAGTACCAATACCATCAGATATTAATGTCGGTAGACTTGACATCCTAGGAAACTTTGGAACCGGCCGCCTGATGTAGCTTAGTCTTCGTTAGCTAGCTTGGAGAAGTACGACATGGTGTCGTCATCATCGTCGTCAGAACCGCTTGTGTCTTGTTGTGGTGCCGCTGAGACGGCTTCAACAGTCTTCATTGGCGCTGACTCAGCTGTCATAGACAGGTCTTCGCGTTGCTGAGTAGTCATTGACATATCGTTACCCAGAACGGTATCCAGACGTGCCTTCAGTTCCTCATAGGACTTGAAGGTAGCTGGATCGGTGAACTCACCAAGAGGATGAGCCTGTGCGTAGATGCGTTCCATCTCTTCGTCATCTGCCAGTGCTCCAGGTGCGGCAAACTCAGAACGATCGTAGTTACGCCAACCACCAACGTTGCGAATCTTCAGTTTGAAGTCAGCACCTTCCCAAAGGTCGAATGGGTTCACTGGGTCTTCATCCTCAAACTCAGGCTGCATTGCAGACATAAGCTTCTCAAAGATTTTCTGACCGTACTGATACAGGAACACCTTGCCTTCATTGGCAGGGTTACCTGAGTCGGATACAACGTAGATGTTGGAGACGTAGTGGAGACGACGCTTTTGATCACGTGCGATCTCCTTATCCGATTCCACACCTGAGTTCCAGAGACGAGAGTTGAGTTCGCCTACTGGATCCTTTTGACCGATAGTGGTGAGAGACTTCTCGATGTACCACATACCGGTGGTTTTACCCTGGAAGCCATGGTCCCAGTAACGGACCCATGGGAGTTCCTCACCTTCGGGTGCAGGGAGAAAACGAATTACAGCGTAACCGTTACCCGACTTATCGACGGTTGGTTTCCAGATGCGTTCATCTGGGCCTACACGCTGTTCGGAAGACTCATTGAGTTTTGCCGCTGCGTTGACCAGTTTGTCGATGGAAGAGGTACGAGAGTTTTTAAGTGCTGCGAGTGTCATATTTGTATATCCTTGTATGTACTGAAATATAAGATGTGTATTGTACTATGTTTTTCTGTATTTGTAAACCCTATTTTTTAGGAAAGCTAATCGATCCTTCCTCGACCTCCATGGGTTTAATTGGAGGACTATCTTTTGGACGTGCTGTCCAAATCTCTGGTTCTGGGTATAAAGTGATAAAGCCGTCGTCTTCGATTTCTCGATTATTCTCCCAGAGATGTGGTGCTTTGATCTGGGCAGACGCACTCTCCGATTCCTGGGAGTCCACCGTCAGTGCTTGTTTCTGTTCCTTCATCCATAATCTCCAATTGTTCTTCTGCTCCGACTTCCGGAGTATCCTCAACATCAGCTGGTAATTCTCCTTCATCGGCGGGTTCTGTTGTGTCCCCACTCTCCAATACGGGTGGTTCTGGTGCATCTACCGTTTCCTCTTGTTGGCCAAACCGACCGAAGAGTTCATCCTTGTAGATATAACTGCATCCAGCTACACCAAGGATAACCAGGACGAACGGGATGTACATTCCTACTAAACGTAACATAAAATTCCTCATAATGGTAATTTGTTAATCCTTTCTAAGAAATTAAGATCTCGAGCCTCGGCTTCGATCTTATCCTTAATAGAGGTATTGATTAAATTAGATATGCGATCTGCTTCAATCTCATGTTCATCCATCAAGTCAATGACGGCGTCCATGTAGGGTACATCCTTCATGTAGATGTACTCTTCGACCATGTCACAGAAACGCTTTCGGCTTAGGATCTTGTATTCAATATCCATGTTTCTTCTCGTTGAGAAACTCATCGTATGCTTCATTGCCACGAAGAATCTCATTGAGATCGTGGTTGTGAGCGTATTCCATATCGAAAGCAGCCAGGTGATCCAGTCGCTTCTTTTTACGGAACTGTGTATAGAAGTTCTTCTTACGTAGTTTGTTCTTAAGTGTTGCCATAGTATATATCCTTTCATCTAGAGACTAGATTAGTATATCATAGTTTTCTGTGTTTGTAAACAGCTAATTTATTTTATTAATATACACTGATAATCTATCACTGTCAATTTCTTTTTGCAAATCACTTCTAGTAGATATTAATTTGTCGACCAAAGTTTTATTAATAGTAAAAAGCGATTCTGTTGTTGCCGGACCAATTTCGATAGAAGAGTATTCTGTATTTTCATTAGCAAAGCTTTCAGTACATTTTAGCATGGTTCCAAAAAACCTATTTGTGTCTATAATACTCTTTTGATTTTTAGACCAATTATCACCTTCCTTTGAATATGTCATCCATTCAGAACGCCATAAAGAATTATCCGGATAATCTAATGGTTCAAAAATTATAATATTAGCGTCTGTTTGGTCGGAATCTTCATACCAAACATATCTCCAATTTCTGATTTTATCTTT